AACTGAAGACGAAATGCACGCCATCTTCGATAAACTGTTCCACTACTATGACGCCTCTACTTCGGGATACCGTATGGAGTATTTCCCAACGATGGTGACCGTGAAGAATCTGATGACGGGTGAACCCGTTCAAATCGACCGCGATACCCCTTGGTGCTGTAACCCAGCGTCAGAAACCTATTGGTCGATGTAATATTTCGCTTTACTTTAATTCAATAAACGACTATACTTAATTATTGAAGTGATAACAAGGATCTCTAAATTATGAAAATTCGCGCAATCGTGAACGGTGTTTCTTTCTATACTACCCGTGCCGCTATCAAGAAGCAGGTGGCTGGTGACTTCTCTCTCCAGAATACCGCTATGTTCTTCGTGTTGGATCAGATGGGTAAGTCCGCTGGCTTCGCGTCAACGGTAGTGTTGTATGACGGTAAAATGAAGCGTCACTCTTTCGACGTTCAACTAAGCAAATGCGAATAAGGGTAAGAAAATGAAAGAAGTAAAACAAAATATTATGTTGGAAATAGAAGCTGCACTTATATTGATAGTCGGATTCACTTCACTTGCTGTGATTTTATTGTTATTATCTGAATTGTCTAATATTTAAGGAATTACATGAAAACTCTACTCTGCGGTTTACTGTTAGTCCTCGGCGCTGTTGGCGGTATTGAATCCTCTACGACTACGGAAGGTTTGCTTTCGAGTTGCGCGGTACTAGGTATCGGGATGGCGTTGATGGCTCTTGGTTCAAACTTTGTTAAATCTCAACATGGAAGATAAAATCCTAAAGGACTGGGTTCATGGAGGACTCAGCGGGTTTGAAATTGCCGAGAAGTATCAACAAGACGTCGACTATGTGTATGACGTTATCGAAAATTATTGTGATCGGATGAAGGAACTAACATGAAAGAAACCCTAGCGCAAAAAATCATTAGAGAATGGGACATAGAGCGTTTAACTACTGCTCAGGTTGCAAAACGAAATGGTATGAATTTTGATGATGTGGCCGAAATCATTGAGGATTGGCTCATACTTAATCCATCAGCCACAAGCCAGTGCCTCGAACCTTTGGAACCCGTAGAAGTTAAACGGAAAGAAGAAGCGGCAATGTCCGTTGGTAAAAATGGCGACAACGCAGTTATTACTTTCGCCCGAGAAAATGGCACATTCAGCGTAGAGTTACCGCGAGATCAGGCACGCTTACTCATCAACTTATTAGAGGTGGTAATTCAATCATGAAAGTCTATATCGGTTATCAATGTCACTATAATTACTGTGATATATTCAAAAACGTTGTTAAAGTTTTTGATTGTGAAGTCAAAGCACTAGTCTGGCGAGACGAGTTTGAAGACACCGACACAGACTTTCGTGAATATACAGAAATGGAAGTTGAATGAAACCCTTTCTACATAGTAGAATTCACGTAAAAAAGTACGGAGGGAAGGTAGAAGATTATGCAGACATTGACGACTTCATTGACAGTTCAAAAGCGTCTGTACCTGATGTACGTCATAGGGCAATCTTACATTCTTCCTTTGGGTGTTTCGTTGTTGAACAAGTATTTGGTCGGACACGTATTAACTCAGATGGCAAAGAATACTCGCCACGAGACGTTGCGGAAGACCACATCCAACAAGATCTAGGTTTTATTCCAACCATGGAGCAATACCTAAACAACATGACTATTCAGAAATGGATGTCAGGTACTGAAAAGAAGAACAAGTCAATAATCAAGAATATTAGTTTTGACCTAGTAGATTGATCGTAGTAAAATTAAATTTCAACTTTATAGGATAATATCATGAGCAATTTTAAAGATCGTTTTGAAACCCTTATTGAAAACCAGAAAGAACTGAAGCGGGTATTTTCCGAGTCAGCCATGACACTGTTCAAAGAAACCACGAAAGAATTCTTTGAATTGAATCCAGGCGTCAAGGCTGTAATTTGGCGTCAATACACTCCATACTTCAATGACGGTGATACCTGTGAGTTCGGCGTCAGCTGCGTCACGTTCACTAACGCTGAGGGTGAAGATCTGAATGATATTAGCTGGGGAGATTACGAAGGCGAAAATGAATCTATCTGGGCAACTGAAAATATTCAGTATTATTTAGAGCCAATTTTCAAAGGTAGTTTTGATTCAGAAGAAAAAGCTAAACTCCAATCTAAAATTACTGGTGTTGACGTTGCCTCGGCTAATCTATTGGATAGTATGATTCAGTCTTCAAAATTTTCGGATATGCTGCAAGATATGTTCGGCGATCATGTTAGCGTCATCGCCACTCGAAATGGGTTCGCCGTGGAAAGCTACGATCATGACTGAATTCCTAGGATGGGCAATGTTTTGGACGACATTGATTGGAATTATGGTGATCACGGCATCTATATTTGCGGGGATACAATCCAACAACCGAGTTAATGTTTGTCTAGAGAAAGGTGGTTACATGGTTGTAACAAAGTCTGAATCTGTATGCGCTAAATTGGATACCCTATGACTCCAGAACCGATGACTCTATATACGGTTGCTACAATTATTCATGCGCTTGGTGGTATGAGTTATGGGAATCTTAGAATAGTTTATGAAACTCTAGCGGTACAATATCCAGCACGTGCTGTATTGATCAAATCAATTATCACTGATATTTTAGAGGATGATTTAAAATGAATAAAGATGATCCAGCGTTTCCAATGTCAGTCAGACCTAATGATTGTGGGTTGACTATGCGCGATTACTTTGCAGCAAAAATGATGCCAGCGATGGATTGGAATGATGGGGTAGATATCTGTGCGGAGCAGGCATACAAACTTGCTGATGCAATGTTGAAAGCGAGGAAGTTAAAATGAATGACCATGATCGAAACAATTTAGATTTTCTAATGACCGCATCAAAAGAAACCCTGATGGCTTGGTGGAAGACTATCTCTCACGATGACTATCAATACTCTTTGGAGTTGTTAAACGCCTATGAGAAAGAGTTGCTTCAGATTGAACACAATTTGATTGAAGCTGATCTTGAAACGTATGACGATTATTACCCCGAAGCCAACGCAGTTCTTAAAAACATTTTCCGTTAGGAATAAACATGAATGAGAAAACAAAAGCATACGACGCATATAGGGCAGACCATCCAGACACTTCTAAAGAATTTGAGAAAGGGTTTGCTGAGGGTTGGGCTAAGGCTCTTGACCTCGTGAGGATTGAGTTGGATAAAGACTTTCATCCAAACGTTCGCAACTTTCATTACAAAGTGAAGGATCTTTACTAATGAAAGTCGTATATATCCACGGACATAAAGCCGATCAAAGTTGTTGGAAACATATTCAAGCTGGTGTGAAGGGTGAAGCGATCTTTTTGGATTATGATTCCAACAATGGATTTGATTCTAACCTTAAAGTCATGGATATATTCCTCAGGAATTTAGGTCACAAAAATGAAGATATCTTTTTCATTGGACATAGTCTGGGCGGTATATACGCAAGAGTGTTGGCGAAAGAGTACGAAAATGTATGCGTTGGTGGAGTAAGTATAAGTACACCACATGGAGGATGTGAGTTGGCTCCTGGGTTGAAAGTCTTTGATCCAAATAATCCTGTCTTCAACGACATACATCCATTCAGCCCTGTAATCATGTCGGCAAGGTATACGAATGTCAAAGCAGATTGGCTCAATATAGTTACAACCGATGGCGGAAACCCTCTCTGGCTCATGCCCAACGATGGGGTTGTAAGCGTATTAAGTCAATCATGTTTGAATCATAAAATGAGATTTTTAACAGTCAATAAAAATCATTTTAATATTTTGGAATGGGACTTACTTCCTAGTATAATTAACTCTGAAGTAAATAAAGGAAATTGATATGTTGCTAACCTTAAAAGAAGTCGAAGACCCAGTAACGAAAGTCACTGACGTTCTGAAAGTAAGTATCACCAAGGGTATATTGAATGATATACACGAGGTGAAGTTTCTCCGAAGTAGTACGGATGGAAAGGAACCAAAGAATTTTTCTTTTTACCTTTCCACTGATGATATGTATAACCTTGAAGCTATAATTAACATTTTTAATGAGGAAGTAAATCATGATTGAAAAATTTGGATTTTTGTTTGGCATTGC